TTTTCAGCTTGTTTCCTTTCGGCTCTGAGCTTCTTACGAGTTGCTCGTTTAGCTCGTTCTATTGCCGATACATTATACGATTGTTTTGGTGCATTGGGATCTTTTTTGGGTCGCCCACGCTTATTAGCCACTTACTTCTATACCTTTTTTAGCTGGTAACAACACAACACCGTGTAATGCCTGTACATTATGGTTATGTGTCTCTTCTTTACCCAAACCTACCCTGTTTAACAGAGATTCTGCTGCTTTTAAACGCAGATCATCCCCTCTTTCTATCTGTGGACTGTCAATTAAGCTAATTAACTTGTTTGTAGCCTTTACAGAAGCACTAGCCAGTAGGTTCTTTGACCTTCTGATGATCTCATCGGATAATTTGCTTCGCAAATACCCTGCCGAACCTTTCGTGTAACCAGCATTTTCAGCTGCTGCGACCACAAATCCACCATTACTGAACAAACTCTGTAAGAACAGCTCTTCTTTTTCTGAAATCTTGGTAGATTTTCTCTTTTCAGGTAGTAAATTCATAGTAAACTCGATAATTACGGTGCGTAAGCCTACGTACTGGATGCAAATTAAGCGTTAGAGTGTGCCAATGTGACATCTTGCACCTGTAATACTCTTATATAATAATAATTTATAAAAAACTTGTCAAGGGGGTTGACGAAAGTACGTACAGACTGTACAATGCAGTAGTACCTGCAGAGGTGTACTATAGAGTAGCCCTGCAGATTAACTGTTCTTAGTATAGGAGAGTACCCCACTGCGTTGCATGTGGGGTTTTTTATTGCGTATACTCAAAGAGTTGCATCGTTAATCATACAATTAACTACAAATATAAAAATTATGCCGCCATTGCTAGTCATATACTGGGGGGTGGGGTGACCCATGCGTACACACACGAAAGCAATATTTTTATCTTTAATTTTGACACATCATAGAACTCTTACGAGGTCATTTTTTTACAACTAACAATTAAAACTGGCAATAATAACAACCAATCACACACACACACACATCACGTGTATATTGATTTGTCATATAATTAATTTAACATAGGCTTAAGATGTAACCAAAAATAGCTTTTAAATTGCAGATCATAACAAATACAATCATTTAATTATTATTTATTAATTGCATAAAAAAACCCCCTAGAAATTAATCTAGAGGGTAGTTTGGGAGAACTTATATTATTTAATTAGAAGAAAAATAACTTTTTCTATATTGATTAACTCGATCTTCAACCTTTTCATTTGCAATGTATTTATTCGCATTGGATAACCAACATTGAACACATACATATAAATCATTTTCAGTGACAAATAAATATCTTTCTTGCTGTTTTCCACAGGCAGAACAACTGCAAATATCTTGAGAGTTTGGAACATGAATAGACATTTTAATAAGACCTTTCAGAGGTTTTAACAATGAAATTATCGTTATCATCTAATTGGTAGTCTTTTAATTTAACTTGTTTATTAGTAGAACCATAACAAGTTATACCTTGTTGTTCTAATAATTCAGTCAATGCATCAATTTGAAATTTTATTGCTCTAACTTGTTGAGCAACCAAATTGAGATCTTTATATTCATAAGTAACCATATTATCCATAAAGTCTTTATTTACTTTGATTAATTTTTGCATTTTTTTAATCCTTTGCAATAAGTTAAAATTTAATATTAGTTATTTAAATCAACTAATGAATAAGTATTATTTTTTATTTTGGTTTCTGTCAACTTTTTATTTTCATTTAAAAATATATTTCTATACTTTCCAGTTGTCGTTGAATAATCCCAGTAATTAATATCTAAATATATTTTTCCTTCATTTGTTCTAACTGCAATCAAACTTTCGTATGATTGAAAATAGTGAGCATCAGGAGTGACAATTAGAAATTGATTTGGTCGTTTATTAATATTATAAACTTTAATTTTTTTATGTGATATTGGTTTGACGTTTTCAAAATAGTTCATTTTATTCCTTTCAAAGTTTTATTTTGTTTTAATGTTCAAGAGTATAGACACAAAAAAAAGGGAATGTAAATACACCCCCTTAATTTTTTTATTGTGTTTTTTATTTTAGAAAAATATCAGATATAATAAAAACATAGTAAAAATTAGAACAACAATTCTAAATATAATTATGTATTTTTCAATGTCGTCATTCATGCCACAAGTGCCAGTTCTTGCCATTCTTCAGTGTCAAGTAGTTGGCGTATTTTACTTTGCCTTTGTAATTGTACAGTGTGTTTGCTTTTTGTCTCACCTAGTGTTTGATCTTTGCCAAATCGATCAATATAACTAGCGTCAGTGTGTGTAGACCAGTAAGTCAAAGCGTTATATGCAGACCACATATTACGTCCACAATCTTGACTTTCTTTTTGGAATACATCCACCATGAAGTTAAGCAACTTGTTATTGACTTTATGAGTTGTATCAGCAACCAAACGAGTTCCTCTACCATGTTCAACTTTGCACAATGTATTTGTTAAAAACTGTGCAAACTCTTGATCAGATATTGGGGAATGTTTCCACGCTAACATTTGCTCTTTGTTTTCATTCCACGCTTGTAAACTTGTTTGAGCATTGGTTAGCATAGCATCAACATTTAAATTTTGTGTATGCATATGTTTATGCTGATACGCTTTTTCACCACCAAATACTTGAGTGTTTTGACATAGCGATCTATAAGCACCACTAAATACTTGAAAAGCCCAAGACATATCAACAGAGTTAAAAACATCTAGACGACATTTAACAAGATCATTTTGTCCAACGTCCATTTTAAGATCATTGAAATGTATAGTTCTCGTTGCACGTCTTCCATTCTCGAATACTCGATCAATGACTTCAACATTGTTTAAAGGTAAATCAGAGTTTTCCTGCAAATAGTTTCCCTGCTTTTCAAAAATTTCAGAATGATTGACAAGCTTGTAAGTATCAGAGATTGGTCGACAGTTTAAAACATCACCAGTATGAGTAGAAATTAATCCTCTGTACTTTTCAAGTTTTTGCATTGTCCCCATGCCTACACCAAAAGGTTTATCAACAAATAATGGAACTGGTTCAACTGTTCCTACATCTTCGAACAGTCTAATATTTCGTACATCGTCATGTACAAATTCAGTACCATTGGGCAATTGTTTATAACCACAATCGTCTAATGATACATTCCATTTTGGTGGGATGTTAGTCTTGAATGGTTCAATATTATTTTCACCTTCAAGATTGTTTTGAATGTTTGCATCAATCAGTTCTTCAATATCAATTTGATCAGTCATTAATTTTCCTTTCTATTAATGCTTTGGATACAATGCTTTCAATATCAACATTAGTATCAATTAAAATATCTAGATCATTCCCACCAATAAAATCTAATGATGAATTTTCTAGAGTTTCACGAATTAATTTAGAAACTTCAACTATAAGTTCATTTTCTAAATTTTCTAATTCAGTTGTAGTGCCAATTATATCTAACACCTTATGACTATAAATGTTCATAATTATTTATTCCTTTCAATAGTTAATTCTGAAATTGCACGATCTACTTGATCGCTTATCTTATCGTCAAGAGTAGTTGTATCCATATAATCTAACATATCCATTTGGGAGAGTTCATCTTGAACAAGACCATATATATCTAGCTCATGTGACCAATCCATATTTTCGATATGCTTTTTAACTGCATCTTCGACTACAGTTTTTAATTGATCGTTTATCTGAGTGATCAGCTCATCTGATACTATTTTGACCATTTTAAATCCTTTCATTTTAATGGCGATCGTATGGGGCAAACATTAAATTGTAGGAGGACAATCCAAGAGCAACCCCATACGATCTTTTAAAAATAACTTTGCTCTTGTGCTATTATAAATATCACAACTGTACAGATAGTCAAATATTATTTTTATGAATTTCTTTAATAATCATCTGTTCAACTGTTTCAAGTTTTCTTGCTAATTTATATTTTCTTTCATCATATAAATCAAAAATAATTTCTTGAAGTCTCGTTAGAGTAGGGTCATTCACCCAATGACTATCAGTGTCGATTGGTTTGTCATTAGTGTCGTTTTGTTTGTCAATATAATATTGTACAGATATTCTATAGTGTCGTTTCATTTACCAATCTCCTTAATTATATAATCTTTCTCATAGAACCGACCCAACGATAGTTCTTTCTTAGTGTCGTACACTTTGCCATTCCATCTTCGTGCAATATCCTTTGCGTCAGATAAATGGGTTGCTCGACCTATGCACTCACCATCTGCAATAACTGCATACAGTTCTTTGCGTTTGCGTAGGTACTTCTCTTGTGCAATCCTCATTCGTTCACTTGTATATGGATCATTCATAATATTTCCTTTCATAAAAAATAGGACTACAGATTACTCTATAGTCCTATTAAGTCAATCCCTAAAAAGCGAAAGGATAAAGAAATTCTTTTTAGAGATTATATTTTGACCAATATTCATTCCAATAGTCAGTCAAAATTTGGTGTGAATCTTCTTGCCAATCCTCTTTCCAATCGATCAGTTCAGAATGTTCACTCATTCTTTTTAAATATTCTTCTATATGTTCACAGTCGTTGATAATGTCAATAGCTATACCATGCCATTTCTCTTCCATATCCATACACATATCTTTAACTCTACCCATTTATGTTACCTTTCTTATCAAAATTTTCTTCATAAGCATCACAGTATATCTCGATAGACGTTCTAATTAGTTCAGCTATACTAATATGTCTTATGTCATTTTCAGTTTCTATTTTAGATATTCTTTCTAATCTGTCAAATAAAATAATAGGTATTGTTAGATTATATGTCTTTGTATCTTCGTGTAGTTTCTTTGGTCTAGCCATTAGGCATACTCCTTAATATATGTGCAATTACGTCAACTGTAAAACCATTACCAAGCATCTTGTACCTTTGAGATTTAGATATATCTTTTATATCATAATCGTCAGATGAATATCCTGTATCATTAAAGTCACCAAACATTGTATAATCATCAGGTAGTGTTTGTAAGCGTTCACATTCTCGTGGTGTTAATGCTCTCCAATATTTATCAGTGACTACAAGATTGTCCTTTCGTACAGTTGTCAAAGCACCAGTTTTACCATCACCTTTTAACTCAAGACGTTGCTCAGTTTTGATGTTGGGGTTATAGTCATCTCGTTTACCTGTTTTAGGATTGATCTTACGACCAACCATTTGACCACACACAACCTTTGGTTCTCTATGACCACCTTGCATAGTTGTTAGAGTTGGGGCTTTACCCTCTCGTGCATACACTCGTTTGATCACATCATATCCTTTTATATCTGCGATACCAACTTGGATACATCTATGATCGTCAAACACTAACTGTCGTCTGTTCTTTACAAAGTATGATTTTAAATTACCACCTTTCCAATAGTTTGCATCTATACAGAAAGACTTATCTCGATCAACTGCACCATCTTCAACTATATCTTGTAGATAGATACCTTTGTCCTTTGGTAAATCACAATCCCAATTAAACCAATACAGACGATCACGCTTTTGTCCACTGACAAGACTAGATGGTATCATCATTGGGGCAACACCCAATGCCATAGTAATCATATTCTCATACTCTTTCTTCATCTTGACATTTTCTAACAAGAAGTATTTAGGCTTAATCTCATTTAAATGATCCAACCATGTGAAGAATAGGTTTGATCGTTTACCCTCAACCAAACCTTTACCTTTACCACTGAATGATAAATCTTGACAAGGCGATCCACCGATCATCAGATCAATGTCCTTTATACTATTAGGATTAATTTTAGTTATATCCCCAA